CGCACCCATCGGCGTTTTAGTGAGACGGCGCCGCGCCGTGCAGTACGCTCAAGATGTTTATTATCATGAGAATAATCGTCCGCAGACGATCGTTCCATGCGTAATAAACATTTGAGTAAGGCGGGGTATCCATTCAGCACGTCTTTCCTGTAAACAGGAGAGGCAATCAATGTCCTTACTTCGGGACACTGAAAACGGCGATTCCATCTTTCGATGGAAACACCGGGCTGAAAAGAACGCCAACCTAGACCCGCGCAATTAGCTCCAGTCACAGGCAAACTGCCAGTGATAGCTTCTACATGTTTTTTCATGTAGTCGCTAGTGCGCCAATAACCTCTTCGATAGAAGAGATTAGAGGTCGCTATCCAGGATACGATTGCGTTGGTCGACCGCATGTCGTCCGGTTGCACTTCTCTGAGATAAGTGGGAGTTACCACTGATCCATTGAATGCATCCACACCACAAGATTCTCGGAAGTTTCCCTTCGAGAAAGATTTGCGGTGGTTCACTTTGCAATAGTACTTTTGCAAAGTTAGGGCGACATCATCCGACTTGTCTGTGGGGATCAATATGTCATCTCCATAGACATAGACCTTCCTTGATACCTTTTGGATATTAAGGAAAGTCGGGGGAAGGTTCTGCTGTTTCAGAAGAGACACTACACAAATCGTGTAGAAGTACATTGCCTCAACTGGAAAGCAGAGGGCGCTACCCATCGGCGCAAATTTCAGTAGATCCAATACGGATCCATCTGGCATCTGCGCCCTCTTCGATCTACATGCAGAGATGGCATCCCTTAAATCAGGGTTGCTATCAAACATGCGGATAGCAATAGAGTACGGAACTCTATCGCTTGCCGATGAGAGATCTATTGTAGCATACTCTCTCGACATAGAAGAGGTCAAAGCAAGATCACCATTTATCGACTGATCCACAAAATTAATGTGGCCAGAAGTTAAAGGGTGACGTTCAAGTTGCTGAGTAAGCAACTCTGACAGAGCCTGTTGTGTATATTGCATACACACAGGTTCTATTGCGATGACTCTGGGTCCCTTTAGTGTTTTGGGCACCGTGACAACTCTTACGGGTTGTTCATCGGATTCCAAAATGACCGTCATTTTCTCGAACTCCTCTGATGACATTGCATCCGAATTAACGAATGCGTTATCAAGAAGAGGAAAGTAAGGTTCGAGACGGTCATGCCATCTCTGCATCAGAAACTTAGCGTTTCCACTAAGCTTCTCAGCAGTCGCGCCGGGTCCATGTTTTGGTCGTGTATCGAGTAATAAATCAAATTTATTACTAAATACAGTAGACCAGATAACATGACTGACTTGAAGGAAATCTTCAAGATCAGACGGCACAACGGGCACACAAAGGTCGCGCTCAGAAGAGCGGAACTTGGTGAGGGCGATTGCAACCCTTTGAGGGGTACAGTCGACTTTGAGTTTTTTGAAGACATAGGTAATTTGCCTAATGCCTTCAATAATCTCGACACTAGGTTCATCTCTAATCCTTCCCGCCTCGTCGAACACATGACTGAGGAAACCTTGCAAAAATGCAGGGATCCTCCCCCGTTTCCTAAATGCTCGGAAATGGGTAGAGTCAATCCGACCTCGGTCTAGAGCTAAATCAAACTCTTTACCGAAGTTGGGAAGGGTAATCGTCAAAAACGATAACCCCTCGTGTTCGAGGCGTGATTTGATGGTTATCAGATCACGCCGATCGAGTGACACGTCGGCGCACTTGTTGACTGCGTCACTAAGAACGCATGTCAACAGTTCCACTAGGTCTCTTTCGTGGCTTTTCATGATCCTCCTTACTAGGAGTGGTCATCCAGCTACGGAAGTTGCCACCCACGTTAGTGGGCAAACCCTCACACCTGTCGACGACTCAAATATGCGTATGAGATGGGTCTTTCGACCCATCTCACAATGCGTAGCAGCTTACACCGCTACGCTTTGTTCTCGACATCTTTTTCAAGAGACGCGACCTTTTGGGTCTTGTTCTCGAAAATGAAGTCTTTTAGGAGAGCTTGTAGCAGATCAATGATCTGATATATAGCTGTCCAGATGAGTGTACGCATAATGGCCTCCATTTCTAAGGTTAAAGATTAAGACACGTATAAATACGTGCCCGTCTTTTGGTGTCGAGCTTAATGCTCGCCACCACACACCTTGGTAATGTTGGCAGTCGACAGCCAGGTTGCAAAACCCTGGACCAAATCGTCAATATCTGCATCGTCGAACCCATATTCGGGCTCGTCAATGACCAGATAGACACCCAGACTCTTATACTCGTTTACCGAGGTAAGAGGATCCGCGGCGACAATTCGATTGTCTACGCGAATCATACGACGGGTTCTGTCTTTGGATTCTTGATGACTAATCGTCATCTTGTAACCCTCGTCAGAACTGGCGTATTCTGAGCGATACCCATCGGATTTTATCCGATTCAAGGTATGAGGTGTCGAATCGACGGTAAGGGTTTGTGGATCGGCAAATGCCATAGTAGACCTCCTGAAACGTTTTGACGTTGAAGGATGGATACTTACCGTGGGTGTCAACCACGGGGTATTAATTGCCCATCCTTGGTGATGGCCTATCTACCCATTCTGGTTAAACCCAGTGCGGATAGAATGGACCATTGGCGAGTGGAGAAGTCACCACCCGTCAGACCGAAACCGAAAGGCGAAGCTGCGTGTCTGGTCTTTCTCGTTAACGAGGCTGACCAGCTCTGTGTGTTGGGGCCCTTAACAGTATTAAGGGTTGAATACGACGTCACGGTTTGTGATGTCGTCCCCATAACATACGCATACTTCGCGCACAGGTTGTCGTACAGGATGCTACTAAGGTTGGCGAGAGCATCGCCAGCATCAGCGCACCAGTCGATCAACCATGACCAGGGAGTGAGTTCCCAAATGAGGGATGGGGATGGCTGTAAGCCATAGAGCATAGTAACAGCTCTTGTTTTCCACTGCCAGGAATCGGGTTTCCCCGGAATCCAGTAGCGAAAAGCACCCTTGAACCAGACTATCTGCTCGTTAAGACGAGTAAAAAGTCTGCTCCCCCAAGGGGGACCGACAAGTACGTAAGACGATGGTATCGGCCAATGATTCGTCATAGAATCACTGGCTACAACCGTTGTCTCATTCGACCTGTCGACGATGCCGCGTCTCCTTATCCAACGGCCATTATCTCGGCGAAGCTGTTTTAGCCTCGTATCGAGATTCTTCGTGATATCAAAGAAATCACGAAGATCCGCTAGAAAGGGGAACCACCCAAATTGGGTATTCAACCAATGATTGGCAACATTTTTCGGGCCGAAGCCCGAGAGGCTGCCTCCCATGGACCTCCACATCTGGTGGAAGCCCTTGGCTGTAGTCTGCAGCATGCGAGGTATCTCATGGATTTCTCCAAGAGCTACACCAAGCTGTGCTCCAGAATTGGTTGGACGGAATTTATTCCATCCAGCGGCACCAAATGATTCGACGTTACCCGCATCACTAGCTTCAAAAGCTTGAAGACTAGCGTGGCTCAGGTAGAATGTGGGTGGAAGAGAAGGGATAAAAGCTCCCTTATACCTCCACAACCTGTTAATCAGGTCACATTCTCCCTTTGGCTGGTATTGGTCGGTGGTCATCTTGTATAAATCAAGAGGACCGCCGGACCTCCAAGGAGGTCCTTTGTGGAGTTCATCCACGCAAACCTCTTCCCAGTCAGGTGTCTCAACAACGAAGGTCTTCCGCGCAATTGTCGGATAGACCCACGGTCCGTTACCATACGGAACCGTAACGTCAATATATGACGTTCCCAAGTCGAGATACGAGCCGGCAGCATGATAACTGCCGCGTTCACGTCGTCTCATAACACTCACCTCCTTTCGGTTTGTGGAAAGCGCCGGCGAACCGACACTCTGTGACCCCACAATGGGGTCACTCCTCTTCCTTGATACCTTTTGGATATTAAGGAAAGTCGGGGGAAGGTTCTGCTGTTTCAGAAGAGACACTACACA